AACGAGAGACTTTCCAAGGGGCAGCTGATGGCCGATTGCCAGCCTACAATTTTGAAGCACCACAGACCGCTGATTTATCCATTGCAGACGTAGATGTCAGGGAGGGTAGACTTTGAGCGCGGCACGTGCCGCCCCTTACCTTGGATTTGTCGAATGTCCGTCACGCCTGACACCCTATCTTTCATCCAACAAGCCGGTCAGTCTATCGACGCAGCCCGCCAGGCTCTGGTCGAAGCTGTCGCCCAGCAGGGGAAAGTGGTCGCATCCGCAGTCGTCGAGCAGCCTTTCGGCGCTGTCAACGACAAGCTGTTTGCCCAGTGGAAAACCCTCGCCCGCTTGGCCCAGGAAGTTCAGTCCATAGAAGATCAGTTCAAGGCGATTTATGAGACCGCCGTCGGCCTGAAAGCATGTGATATCCAGGTGCTTGTCGCCTTGCCCCATGTCCCTCGGCAAAAAGGACCCGCCCGCACCCATCTCGTCGATGATGTCGCGGTCGAAGACGTGGTTGTCAGGAGCAAAGGCGTCAAGAAGGCGCCAAAGCGAAAAAATGCCAAGGTCAAGGTGGGCACCTCGCCGCAGACTCTCGCTGGCAATCATGCCAAGGTGCTGGATTTCTTTAGAACGCAGCTCAACCGCAAGAGCTGGAAACCCTTGACCCATGCCACCATGGCCAAGGGTTCCGGCATTCCAGCAGGCTCCGTTGGCGCCTCGCTTGCCCGCCTGAAGAAAGAGGGCCTGCTCCTCGCTGACGACAAGGGCGGCTACAAGTTGGCCTGAACCCCCGCCAGTCGTTGGCGCTGCGCCTCCCACGAGGCCGGCGGATCCACCGCCAGATCAAACAGCGTCAGGTGGTCTGGCAGTGCGTTCAGCAAAATAGCCTCGACGATGTCTGGCGCCAGGGTGGTCAAGTTGACCATCCGGCTCACATAGCTGTTGTCGACACCTTCGCGCCCCGCAATCTCCGTCAAGGTCTTGACCTCGCCGGACTCCAGCGTTGCCAGCCAGCGGTGGCCTCTGGCCAGCGCCAACTGCATTGCCGTGGGAGCCGTGTCCCAAGGCCGTGGTTTTCCGGTCTCGCCGTTGGGCAGCGTGACTTGCTTGCGTCCACCACGGCGCTTGAACTCGATGGGTACCGATAAGGTCAGCCGACCGTCGCTGGACAGCATGACCTCCGCTTCGCCCGAACTTTGGATGCGCACACCACTCATGCCAGCGCCTCCTCGCGCGCGGGCGCCAAACGCTCAGGATGTAGATCCATGACCACCTGTTCTATGCCATTGGCACGCAGGCGGACTTCGAGGTCATTGGGCGACACGATGACTTTCTCAACCAGCAGCCTCACGATCCGGTTCTGCTCGGCAGGGAACAGCTGGTCCCAAATGGCATCCAGTCGTGACATGGCGACCGTGACCTGCGCTTCATCGAGGCTGGGGTCCAGCTTGAGGGCCTGCGGCACCACATCGCCAAGTAGGTCTGGCGCACGCAGGACGCGGCGCAACTGGCTCACTACGGCTGACTCCAGTTCGGCCGCCGGCAGGCGCGGCAGACCTGAGGCGCCTGCATGCTCTTTGATGTCGCGCATTGGGAGGTAATACCGGTACCGTTTGCCGGTCGTTTTCTTGGTGCTGTGCCAGGGCGTCAGGGCGTGGCCGTCGTTGCCGAAGACGAGACCCTTGAGCAAGAACGGCGTCGTTGCCCGGGTCATATTGCCGCGTGTGCGGCGGTTGACGGCCAGGATCGCATGGACACTGCCCCAAAGGTCAGCCTCAAGCTTTCTCCGAGAAAACCGGCAAGCCCGACAGCCGCGGAGCCTACGGCTTGATGGGCCAGGAAATGATCGGCTGGCTCACCCACCTGCAGCACACCCGGCGCAAGAACGTCTGGTTCGTCGGAATCTTGAACGAGGCCCTGGACGATTTCAATCGGCGTGACTTCTCACTGCAGATCGATGGCTCCAAGACCGGCCTGGAGCTGCCGGGCATCGTGGACGAAGTGGTGACGCTGGCCGAGATCAAGAGCGATGACGGCGCCAGCTACCGCGCCTTTGTCTGTCACACGCTCAACACCTGGGGCTATCCGGCCAAGGATCGCTCCGGACGGCTCGATGCCATCGAGGAGCCGCACTTGGGGCGCCTGATGGAAAAGATCGCAGGCCCCGCAAAACCCGCCAATGAGCGCCTCGACTTCGCCCGACCGCCAGCCATTGCCGCAGCTCCTGCTGCCGTGACCGCTGTGCACGCCGACGCCGTAACTGTCACCACCACACCCACTTCATTCAACCCCATTCAGGAGTCCTGATCGTGAACTACTTCGATTTCAATTCCGCGTCTGAGCCGTCTTCGTTCGACATCATCCCCAAGGGCACTTTGGTTCGCGTGCGCATGACGGTCAAACCCGGTGGCCATGACGATGCCTCGCAGGGCTGGACCGGTGGCTACGCCACGCGCAACACCAACACCGGCTCTGTCTACCTGAACTGCGAGTTCGTGGTGACCGAGGGCGAGTTCGCGCGGCGCAAGATGTGGTCGCTCATTGGCCTGCACAGCCCCAAGGGCCCTGAGTGGGCCAACATGGGTCGCACCTTTGTCAAGGCGGTCCTCAATTCGGCGCGCAACGTCCACCCGGGCGACAGCAGTTCGGTGGCTCAAAACGCACGGCGCATCAGCGGCTTTTGCGATCTGGACGGCATCGAGTTCCTGGGCAAGGTCGACTGGGAAAAAGACCAGAACGGCCAGGACAAGAGCGTCATCAAGTCAGCAGTCACGCCCGACCACAAGGACTATGCCGCCGCAATGGGGTCGCCACGCAGTCCGGTTGCTGCGCCTGCAGCACCGGCTCCCAACCCCTATGCGCAGGCCGCGGGCCGCCCCCCGGTGCCGGGCGTTCCAAGCTGGGCGCAATAAGGAGTTGCCACCATGATGCTTCGCCCCCGCCAAGCCTTGTTGGTCCATAGAACCCTCGCAGCCCTCAATCAATACGGCAACACGCTGGCTGTCGCACCCACGGGATCGGGAAAAACCATCATGCTGTCAGCGGTCGCTGGCAGCATGCTCGAGGATCCTGATGCCAAGGCGTGCATCCTTGCGCACCGCGGCGAGCTGACCGTGCAGAACCGTTCCAAGTTCTCAAGGGTCAATCCCGGGGTCTCAACTTCGGTAGTCGATGCCCATGAGAAATCCTGGGCGGGCCGTGCCACCTTCGCCATGGTTCAGACCCTCTCACGCAGGGCGAACCTCGACCAAATCCCTTCGCTGGACGTGTTGGTCATCGATGAGGCGCACCATGCCGCCTCACCGAGCTACAGAGCGGTCATCGACGAGGTCCAGTCCCGCAATCCAAAGGCCGTGATCTGCGGCCTGACGGCCACTCCCAATCGGGGCGACGGTCAAGGCCTGCGCGAGGTCTTCTCCAACGTCGCTGACCAGATCACGCTGGGCGAGATGATCGCGGCAGGGCACCTTGTTGCGCCACGCACCTTCGTGATCGACGTCGGCGTGCAGGACGCCTTGCGCCATGTCCGGCGCACCGCGATGGACTTCGACATGGACGAGGTCGCCTCCATTCTCGACAAGCAGCTGATCACTGAAGCGGTGATCAAGCACTGGAAGGCGAACGCATCCTCGCGCAAGACCATCGTCTTTTGCTCGACGGTGGCCCATGCCCAAAACGTCTGCGATGCGTTTGTCGACGCAGGCGTGCACGCCGTGTTCATCCACGGTGAGCTGTCCGATGTGGACCGCAAGGCGCGACTGGCGAACTACGAGACTGGGCGTGCTCAGGTGGTGGTCAACGTGGCGGTGCTCACCGAAGGCTACGACTACACGCCCACCAGCTGCGTTGTTCTGCTGCGGCCCAGCTCCTATAAGTCCACCTTCATCCAGATGGTCGGTCGTGGTTTGCGCACTGTCGACCCTGATGAGTTCCCGGGCGTGATCAAGACCGAGTGCATCGTGCTGGACTTCGGCACCGCCAGCCTGATGCACGGATCGATTGAGCAGGAAATCAACCTCGACGGGCATCTGGGCGAAGGTGAGGCGCCAACCAAGGACTGCCCAGATTGCGGCGCCATCGTTCCGCTGGCCTGCATGGAGTGCCCGCTGTGTGGACATGTGTGGGAGCGGGAGCCGCACGAACTGGGCGTGCTGGCGGACTTCGTCATGAGCGAGATCGACCTGCTCAAGCGCTCTAACTTTCGGTGGTGCGACCTGTTCGGGCATGACGACGCACTGATGGCCACGGGCTTTAGCGCCTGGGGCGGCATCTTCTTTCTCAACGGCCGCTGGCACGCCGTCGGTGGGGGTAAGGATTTGAGGGCGCACCTGTTGGGTGTCGGCGAGCGCACGGTCTGCATGGCCCGGGCCGACGACTGGCTCAACGACCACGAGTCCGCCGACTCCGCCTACAAGACCCGGCGCTGGCTCAACGAGCCCCCGACCGACAAGCAGCTGCGCTATTTGCCCGAGGCGATGCGTGCTGATTTTGGACTGACGCGTTACCAGGCCTCCGCCCTGCTGTCGTTTCAGTTCAACAAGACCCAGATCCAGCGCCTGGTGGTGGCGGCCAATGACGCCTGCCGGGAGGCGGCGTGACGGGCGGCGTGAGGTCAGGCATGGCGCGCATGACCTGTGCGGTGTGCTCGCGCCAAGCCCGCGGCCTGGGCTGGTTCAACCCCAGGCTCCGGCGCGGTGACCCGCGTCGTGATTCAGACCGTTGGGTGTTTTGCTCCCGGCGCTGTCAAAACGCGTTTTCAACGCTCATGAAAAAAGCGGAGGGAAAGATGACGGATCCAAGTGAGATGGAGACCGCGGCCATGGGTGCCTGCCTGTCGCCGCTGGGCGAGTATGTGGGCTCCATTGGTATGGGGCGTCCATTGGCCGACTACACCCGCCAGGAGGTCTTGACCCTGGTTGAAGTGGTGGTCACAGCCTACCAGCAGCACATGCTCATTGAGCATGAACGCCTGGCAGCGCGCGAGCGCGCCTTCTTTGACTATTCCCCGGCCCGCCTGGAACTGGCCGCGTCGGCGGGAGGTGTTCTGTGACGCTGGATTTCAATCACCGGCCCACGCTGGATGCCCAGATCAGCAGCTTGATCGATCAGGCGCTGACCCGGGAGCGTGCCAGCCAGACGCCACGTGACTATCTCGGCGCATCGCGTCTGGGCGTGGCCTGTGAGCGCGCGCTGCAGTACGAGTACACCCACACGCCGGTCGACGACGGGCGCGACTTCTCGGGGCGCTTGCTGAGGATCTTTGAGGTCGGCCACACGCTGGAGGATCTGGCCATCCGCTGGCTGCGCTT